CTTGAAGTTCTAGTTTCAGTCGATCAGAATAGGTGGATGCCATAGCTTATTTTTACCACTAAGAAAACATAAAGTCTACTTTTTATAAGAAGCAGGTAACCCTAACATTGGACGACCGTCAAAGGCATTTTGCTGACCAAACTCTCCATTTTTATTATTATAATGTAAGAATACTTGACCACAGTCATACCCTTCAAAAGGCTCTCTCCAATGTTCTAATATAGTTCCTTTGTACGCTAACATGTCTCCGGGCTCTAAATCAACTTGGACACCTTTTTTTCCTTCTTCTCCCGAAGGCTCTAAAAAGATAGGCCACTTATCACCACCTAAATTTAACGTACAAGATATCTCACAAGACGCTCGGTCTTTGTGTCGATGTAATGTATCACCGTATTTATAGATACGAGCATAAGAATAGGTGGGAACTAATTCTAATTCGGTGACTTGTTGCATCACAGGCATCACTCGAATCATCAAAGTCTCCATCGCTACATCTGCATAGTGAGAATATGTATTAGGAATTTGTGAATCTTCCCATGTTCCCCATGTTTGATCAAAGGGTGAGATATATCGTGTCTCTTTTAAGTGTGAGGCAATTGCTCTTTTATTTTGAAAATATGCATAAACAAAACTTGCCACATCAGGAGTCACCGCTCCTTTAATGACTGCATAATTATTCTCTTGAAAAAAATTACCTTTTTCTTCTTTTTTCTTTTTTACCATTTCTACTCCTATTTAAACGGAAATCCTAAATTCCAAATTACTAATGAATAACGAGTGCCTTTGGTAACAGGGGCTACTCGGTGCCAAACAAACGAAGGAAAGACAATTACCGAACCTTTGACTCTGGCTTCTTTGGAAGTTTGAATAACCGATTGACTATCGCCACGATTACGTAAATCAAATTCTAAATCGCCTCCTTCATATTCATTACCGTCTGCTAAAGACACGGTAACAGAAAGTTTTCTAACCAAACCATCAGTCAAATCTCTTGGTTTACTGTATGCTTTATTCCAAGAATCTTGATGCCATGTATAGTGTTGTGTTTCTCGATACTTTGTAAATTGACAAGACTCGGAATGATGCCAGTCAAAATTCCAACCTGCATCTCGATTCGCTTGATTAATGTAAGGACGAATCTCTCGATAAATCCATTCATCATTCATCCACACAATCGATGAGTTTCTTGTTTTATACAACTTAGAAATATCTTTTTGATCGGTGGGTGTCTTACCATCGAAGTCACCAGTCAATGCCGTTTGATCGGCTTGTTGTTCTCCGTAAGCAATAATGTCATCGCAAATACGAGGAGGAATAGCTCCTTGGAAAACGTACCAATAATTTTCTAAATTCATTTCTTACCTCTTCTATTTCTTATAATAACTTAGGATAAAGAAAAATCAACTATTGAAATTTATATCGAATGATGACGATGCCTGAACCGCCAGTTCCTATTGGACCATTGTAGCCTCCACCACCACCACCACCTGTATTAGCAGTACCACTTGTAGCATTAACATAGGTAGGTTTACCACCACCTCCTGTGCCACCACCGCCGGGACCTCCCGGTCCGGGAGTTGCTGTTGGTACACCGGGAGCAGTGTTATTGGATGCACCTCCACCTCCTCCAGCTCTTGTGACTGGAGAACCTGAAATAGAAGTAGTTGCTCCACTTCCACCTGTTCCAGCTGTAACTTGAACTCCACCTTGGCCAGAGGCATTTCGAGAGCTTGCAGAGATTGCACCACCTCCGCCACCTGCTGCGTTAGCACTTCCGGGAAAATCTACACCTTCACCGCCGGGTTGACCTTGAGGAGGACTAACGGAAGGAGAATTACCAGCACCGCCGGGTTGCCCACCAGCACCACCAGCACCACCACTGCCAGATCCACCAGCTATGCCGGAACTTGAGCCAGCAGCTCCTCCTCCACCCCCAGAAGAAGTGATAGTAGAAAAAACTGAATTGGAACCGTTAAGTCCATTTTCAAAAAAAGCAGGTCCAGCAGCTCCTCCTCCACCCACTGTGATTGGATAAGCTTGTGCAGAAACAGGAAGAGCATTACCGGGATTTGCTAAAGGCGAAGCAGACCAAGCGGCTGGACTTGGGACCGATTCTCGAAAACCTCCCGCTCCGCCACCACCAGAAGCACCGTCGCCTCCACCACCACCGCCAGCTATGACCATGTAATCAACAGAATCTGATCCTACAGCATTTCCTGCGGATGTAACAGTGAATGTTCCTGAGGAAGTAAAAGTATGTATCTTGTAATCGCCAGAGGTTGTTATTGTGCCACCTGTAGCAGCAACAAATTCTATAGCTTGTAAATCTCCAACATTACTTTCTTGAACGTAAAGCCAACCTTTGGTAGCGTCAGCATAAACTAATTTTAAAGCAGCTCTGTTAGTAGTAATTAAACTATCGTTAGCATTTCCTTGTATGTTTGAGCCATTTCTGGCTATAGTGAGATTGTTCGTACCAAACGTTCCTGCATAATCTTTTCTTTGTAAATAGTCTCCCACACTAGGACTGGCGGGAAGAGTCACTGTAATTGCGCCACTTGTGGTATTGACAAAATATCCATTGCCACTGACAAGAGTTGTGGCTGTTGTAATAATGGTAGAACTCCAAGTTACGCTTTGACTAGGATCAAAAACAGAACCTAAGGTAGCACCTGAACCTAGAGTAACCGTATCTCCTGATTGGCCAAGAGTGACTGTGGAACCTGTATCGGATTCTATTTTGTTAATTTTAGCTTTGGAATTAACACCATCTAATTCTAAATCAGCCATTAGTTTTGAAACTTATAGCGTATAACTACGATGCCTGAACCACCGTTACCGCCATTGTTAGGTGTTCCGGGATTACTGTGAGGACCACCACCTCCCCCTCCACCAGTATTAGCAGTGGCATTAGATCCTGTGCTTCCAGAAACAGGTAATCCCCCGCTTCCTCCTCCACCGGGACCTCCGTTAGAAGCATTAGTGTTAGATCCACCACCTCCACCAGCGTATGTGTTAGAAGACGCATTTATTTCAGTAGTTGCTCCTTGACCTCCTGCTGCCTGTCCCGGACTGTAAGGTGCGGGAGTTGCCCCAGCTGTTCCTGCGCTAGCAGCACCTCCTCCACCGCCAGCTTTATTAGTTAAATTGGATTTACCGCCGGGATTACCTTGAGGAGGACTGACGGCAGGAGTATTTCCAGAACCCCCCGGATATTCGCTACTTGGAGTTCCTGCGCCACCTGCTCCAGAACCACCATCTTTGACTGCATTTGCAGGGTGAGCACTACCTCCTCCACCACCGGCAGAAGTAATAGTTGAAAAAATTGAATCGGAACCTTTGTTGGCAGGGTTATTTGTTCCCGGATAAGTAGAAGTTGCTCCCGCTCCTATAGTTACAGGATATCCTTGAACACTAACAGGTAATGCTCCTCCGGGGTTAGCGATAGGACTAGCAGTCCATGCAGCAGGACTAGGCACTGATTCACGGAAACCTCCTGCTCCGCCTCCGCCGCCATTGGTTGCACTATCAGGTCCATGAGAACCCCCTGCTCCACCTCCGGCAACAACCATATAGTCAACAGAATCTGATCCTGCAGCATTTCCGGCATCAGTAACTGTAAACGTTCCAGAAGAGGTAAAGGTATGAATTTTGTAATCACCAGAGGTTGTTATTGTGCCTCCAGTGGCTGCTACGTATTGTTTATTTTCTAACTCACCAACGTTACTTTCAACAGTGTATAACCATCCTCTTGTTGCATCAGCATAAACTAAAACAACAGACGCTCTGTCAGTTGATATCGAACTATCATTTGCAGCTCCTTGAATATTAGATCCATTTCTAGCGATGGTAAGGTTGTTAGTACCAAACGTTCCTGCGTAGTCTTTGATGCACACAATATCTCCTACAGAAGGAGATCCGGGTAATGTAATGGTAATAGCTGCCGATGTTGTATCGACAAAGAAACCTGTGCCTGTTGTGATTGATGTATTAGCTGATTTAATCGAACTATCCCAAGTGATTGCACCATCTTTTGTAAAACCAGAAGCCGAGGCTCCTGATCCTAAAGATACAGTGTCGCCACTTTTTCCAATAGTTAGAGTGCTTCCAGAATGTGTTTCAATCGTGTTAACATTAATCGCACTATTCGGTCCATCTAAATCAATCGCCATGATGCTAGAATATTACAATAATTGGAATTGAAAAGAAAGATTTACTATTGCATCTTCGTTTTTATTGGGTGTGAAATAGTGAGCTAAATCTGAGTTAAAGATAATAAAACGATTTTCTAACATCGGAATGCGATATCGAGCGTGTTTTTCTCTGCCTTTGACATATTCAAAGACAATCTCGGAAGGCTCTTTGCCTGCTTCTAACGTATAAATACAAGAGATATCAGGAGAACCCCACAAATCAAATTCATCAATATGATGATGTGTATTAATGGTGTGTCCTTTGTTTTGAATTAACCCTGCTCGTTGTGTCAGAATCGGTGTTCGTCCATATTCAGCTCTGTAGTGATCACGAATATAATCAAGTATCCAAGTAATATGTTGGTCGTCACTGATTTCAATATAATCTTTGTGATAATTAAAAATGTCTTTGCTTTGAAAATTATTCAACGCATAGTTCTTGATGATATCTGTTTTGATACGGTCTAAATCTAATTTGTCTTTGAGGATTGAAGGAATCTCTCCGTAAACAATTGATTGTTCCGTAAGAAGAATCTTACTTTGCATTTATTTTATAGTGATATCCAAGTAGAAGTATCGACGTCCCAACGAAATGATCCTTGAGGATCTTCTTGGTCAGTGGCAGTCCAACGAAGATTTGCTTCATCCCATTGTATATCATAAGATTGAGCAGGATCTCCATATTCAGTTACAGAAGGATAAGCAACAGGTGCTTCCCAATAACAAGTTGTTTCATTTAACACCCAAGAGTTATGGGGTTTCGGTGCATAAAAAGCATCACGATCTTCATCATAAGTAAAACCAATACCTGCGTAATTTTTACGAAAGGCTTTTGTTTGATCTGAAGACTCAGTACCGTCTGCGTTATAATGTTTTCCACCACGAGCATTGTAAGAAGTTTTCTTCCATAGAGGCCAACCGTGAATGTTTGTTAGAAACTGTATTCCTACAGCTTCGTCTTCTTGATCATTAGCATCGGAAGTATCTGCATCAGCGACAACTTCCACACCAATAACTTTAGAATTTATACCTAGTTTTGCAAAATGTGCCATGTTATTTACCTCTCATTAATTTAATTTGTTTTACTAATTTTTCAATCATTAGTTTTATTGAAACTTGTATCTTATGATGACGATTCCTGAACCGCCTGCAGCACCCGTGACACTTGAACTTGCGTCTCCGCCACCGCCACCACCACCG